CTGACTAGAACACCAGCAGAATATGAGATTGCATTGGTCCAGGCATTTACAGTAAATTTAACGATACTGGAATTGGAACCTTCACCATACAGCAATGCATAAGGAGGAATAGCTATGGTATCAGTGACCACATAAGTTCCGGCAGGGAAAAACAAACTACGACGGATGGCAGTATTGACTTCTCGGCAGTACAATTGATATAACGCACGATTGATGGCAGCAGTGTCATCTGTAACTCCATCACCAACTGCACCAAAATCGGTAACTATCGCGTAACTGTCAAGTCTGGCCTGGATGCTCTGTGATTCCGGCGAACTGGTACTGGGGCCAGTTTGTACTGTGTATCCAGCAGCAGCACCTTCGTACGTGTAGGCAGTGCTGAATGCCAATATGTCAGAAAATTCTGTTAATACTTCGGTATTTCCAATGACCGGAGCACCGTCTTCAATGGTACCGTTTCCAATAAAAAGTTGTCGGGTATCAGTTGCCCAACCAAGTTCTGCACCGGCCAGCGGTTGTGGTAGGTCTTCGGTTAAGCCCTTGCGTTGGGTGATTCTTGAAATTTGTACAATTGCCACGATGTGATTCCTTGAGGTATCACATATTTAGCCTGGATTGGTCAGGGCCACTAGATGTACTTGGTGTAATATTCTTCTACTTTTCGCCACCACAGATCACGATAACGGTCGTATTCTGTGCCCTCTAGCACAAATTCTTGATATTGTGGCTTTGAGATGAGATTATGACCCGCATCAAGGTCGGGCTTGACACACATCAAGATCACACCTTTGCGTATTTTTGTGCCATGTAATTCATTGTGTGCTTCTGCGTAGGCGCATAACTGTACAAAGTAATCATCAATCCATTCACGTTTCTTGGGCTTGTTGGTCTGCTTGTAATCCAGGATTGATTCTTCATTTAGATGTATGCCAGCACCATCAGTTGTGCCTGCATAGATTTTAGGAAAATACAGCGGCACTTCAATACCCCAGAATTCATTCACATTCTTCAATCCCTCTGCAATCACAGTCTTGGCCATCTCGTGGCTGCTCCAACTAAAAGGATTGGTTCCACGTTCTTTGATCGCACCTTGTTTCACATACTCTTCAAGATAGGTATGCATCCTGGTGCCACGGTTGGCTGCTTCTGTGGTTATCTGTTGTGCTTTTTCCGCACCCACTGCACGTCGCCAATTGTGCAATGCTGCTTTGCTAGCTTCGCTCTTGGTCCGGTCCAGGATCGTGGTCACAGATGGTAGATTATTGCCATCAGGTGTGGCATAAAATCGTTTGCCCTCTATAGTGACTCTGGGAATGGGTTGATAGTTAAAGCGAGGGTTGTACATGAGTTTTTAGATTATCTAAGATTTGTGATTTGCAATTTCGACTACAGTTGATATGCCATCTGTCTTGTTTGAGACTGTTCACTAGTTCGTGTTTAAAAAGTTTATGCTTTAGTATGTCCAATAATGAATATTTGGTCAAGTCTTGATTCTCAAATCCATCAGTCATGTCATGAAGTTGTTTGGTTCCTGGCCAGTTCAGTTTGGTATCAAAATGCATCATACAACACGGAATCACATGATTCAAGTAGTTGATATACAATCTTCCTTGAGACTGCCATGGGCAAATCCTATCAGGATTATGAGTTGAAATATCTCTTTCTCTTACAAACTTTCTGGCACTATGTATAACTTTTCCTCGTGACTGATTTATGGGTTGTTGCAAAAAATGTGATGTCTGTCCATGGATCACAACCGGCCACATTTCGATGCCATTAAAATCTCCTGATCGACAAGGGTCATAATCTATTTCGGCAAATCCCAGGTGTTTACTGAGGGCTATTACCTTGTCCAGTTGATGTTCGTTGTGTCTGAATAACAAAAATTTCCAAACAGCATTGCCACCGGCATTGATGAAAGATGTAGCATTGTGAATGATCTTGTTGAAGTCTAACCCGACTCTATATAGATGGTTAGTATCTTCTAACCCGTCAATGCTAAAAGTTACTTTTAGTCTTGCATGATTTTTTTCTGCCAATGATCGCCACCAAGCCGAGGATCGTATACTGCCATTGGTCACAATCTGTATTTCCGGACTTGAAGGTGCTTGCAAGAAAAAATCAATAATTTTTTCTATCTTGGGATGCATGATTGGATCACCTTTATCGCCTTCCAATCTCACTATCTTTAAATTAATCAACTGATCAAGTTGAAGATTTGATTGTATTGAATCAACATCCAAATGCCCTAGTGTTAGATCAGGATGTAGATTACCATCTGAATCAAATCTTGGACAATGAGGGCAGCCGGCATTGCAATAAGTAGATAGCTCTATCAATAACAAAGTGATATCAGCCAGTTCCATCTCAGACTCTAAAACTTTCTCCACATCCACATCGATCTCTCTCGTTGGGATTGGAGAATTCAAATCCTTCGTTGAGTCCTTGACGAACATAATCTATAGTGATACCTGAAAGATACACTTCGTGCTTTTTGTCTACTATCACAGAGAATCCAGCTTGTGCATAGTTGATCACGGTGTCAAGGTCCGATGGGTGTGCATCTATATATTCTAACACATAAGCTAGTCCAGAGCAACCAGTAGTTTTCACTGCCAATCGTATGCCTATGCCGCCGCGTTTCTCTAGTAGTCGTCGGATTTTTTTATCGGCTGTTTCAGTTAGGGTTATCATGACGGCTGCGATAGTCTGCCACTGCTGCTTTGATAGCATCTTCCGCAAGTATTGAACAATGAATCTTGACCGGAGGCAATGCAAGCTCAGATGCGATTTCTGAATTTTTAATTGCCGACGCAGCATCAAGAGTCATGCCCTTGACCATTTCAGTAATTAGCGAACTTGACGCAATCGCCGACCCGCAGCCATACGTTTTGAACCTGGCATCTTGGATGATTCCATCCACTACCTTGATCTGCAACTTCATCACGTCGCCGCAGGCGGGTGCGCCAACCATGCCGGTGCCAACAGTATCGTCGCCTTTGTCAAAGCTGCCCACATTGCGTGGATGTTCGTAGTGATCAATTACTTTTTCTGAGTAAGCCATGGTGTTTTCCTTATGTTATATAATAAGGTATTTACTCACAAAGAGCAATAGTTCTGGACTAACCCACTCGTTTTTTCTTCATGGCCGACTTGGCGGCGGCAGCCACTATGTCTTGTGCCCGATTGACCGGCATAGCAGTATTGGCCTCTTCGCCGCCTTTGAATGTGACCACACCGGAGTTGGGATCCAGTGGTGCCAACATGTTGCTCAATGGTGGTTGTGCTATGAGGTCAGCAAGATTCTCCTTGGTCACATTGATGTCTAGACTCTGTGCTAGACTTACGAATGCATCCTGACTTATCTCTTTGCGAGCATTGGTGTCATCGGCACGGCCGGCAAGGAATGAAACCAGACCCATCAATTGATCCGGACTTGGAGTTGCCGCAGCAGAATTGGCAACTTCAAATATACGCATTATCTACGTGCTCGACCTAGTGCAGCGCCAGCTGGGGCTGCTGGCGGTGGTTCTTCTTCCTCACCTGGAGGGGGACCTGCTAAACCCATGTCACCTGCAGCAGCACCCATATCGGCCCCAGCTGTGGCCATGTTACCGGCGGCAGCACCGGCATTGGCGATGGCGCTCATGTCCGGGCCGCCTGTTCCTGTGACCACACCCAGTGCAGCTTCCAGTTGTTGTTTGGCGCCTTGTAGGTTTTGCAGCAAGCCAGCCAATGCGCCGGTGGCATCAGTGTTGAATTGCATGGCTTGATCTACACCAACTTGATTCTTGATGCTTTCAACCAAGGCCGGTAGGTCTTTGAATTGCAATTCAGACACTTCTTCCACCATGTCTTGCATCTTGTCCACTAGGTCTTGTGCGGCCAATACCACTTGGGCTTGTTGGATTTCGGATTCTTTCAATATGCGATATTCTCTACGCAGACGGCTTTCGGCCATGGCCATTGCAGCACCAGCAACCAGTTGCTTTTCTGCCTGTGATAATTCTGCTCCGGTAGAACTTTTCTGCACAGCAGCAGCTACTTTAGGATCCTTTGGTGGTTCTTGCTGTGTGGCTGGCTTTGTGGTTTGGCCAGGAGCAGATCCAGATGAAGTTCCTGGATTAGGTGCTCCGCCGCCACCACCTGGAACAATTACACCTTCTTCGCGCAAGCGGCTGGATAGAGCTTGCTCCATCATGACCAGTTGCAAGTATTTTGGATCCTGCTGGCTGGTATGGCGTGCAGTGGTGCTGCGGTGCTCGCCCAATACGCCACGCACTTTGCTCAGCATCATTCGGGTTTGATTTCTAGTCAAACGATCAAAGCTGATGCGTGAACCAAAATAACTTTCGAATACTTTGGCGATTTGTTTTGATGGCTTAGGAGCCGCTAGTTCTTGCAGTTTCATTATGGAATCCTCTAATCTGTAGGTATTTAGCCGAATTTACACATTTTTCTAATTCGGCAGTCACTGACTCAAGCATATCAATCTTGGGTTGCATCTTGGTATTTACTATTTCGTAGAATGATTCGTGTCCGCTGACTTCGGCGGTTTTACGACTGCAAAAGATATCTGTTTTGAGAACCTGTTGCCTACGATCCAGTATTACTATGTTGTTTGATAAGTTGTATCT